CCGGAGACCCCCAGGCCGATCATAATTTGATTTCGGACCGCCAAGCTGATCATCTGCGCCAGCATCGACTTGAAGCTATCCAAGACGTTCGCCACAAAACCTTTGAAATCGGTGAACCCACGAACAGCAAAATCTGCAAATGCGTCAGACACGCTACCGACGGAAGCCTTCAGCGTGCCTGACAGCATGTCGGCCATTTTCGCGGCTTCTTCCGCGGCCTGATTGGTCTCTGATGCCAGTGTTTCGGCCCCATCAGAGACCTTTGCCATTGACGCCGCAGCGCCGCCAGACCCCAAAGCCGCGGCTGACAAATCGTCTAGCGTTTTGGCTAACGCCAGCGATTCGGATCCTGCATCTCCGGTAGCGGCTGTGCTTTCAACCACAGATGCGGTCAGCTTTGCCAAAGCCTCGCGCGCAGCGTCGAAACCTTCAGACGCAAGAGATGCCGCCTCTGATTTTAGCGCCTCTGCGGCGGCCGTTGCAGCATCGGCCGATGCTCTGAACTCGTAAACCTTTGAGCCTGCGAGAATGGCCGCACCACTGACTGCAAGCATTGCCGATTCAGCGCCGGGAATGTCGGCCATCCCCGTGGTCACGTTATGCAAAAAGTCGGCCCATATCGCAGCTATATCGGCAATCATATGCATGAAGCCGGATTTGATCGTCTGAAATATAGCCTGAAGCGCAGGCTTTAGACTTGTCGCACTTGTTTTAATGCCTTCCCAGACACCCGCCGCAACCTCTCCCAACAGAGACAAGGCGTTCGCAAATCCCCCAGTTGAACCGACCAGCCGCCCGAACATGGCGATTAGATACCCTGCCCCGACTACAAGCGCGCCGATGCCCGTCTTGAGTATGGCGCCCTTCAGGACAACCAGCGCGCCGGTCAGGGAAACGCTGGCGATCGCCGCAGCGCCCAATGCGACAACCAACGGCCCGGCAAATAGCGCAGCGGCGATGCCCGCGCTGTATGCGATCACGTCGATATTACCAACGACAAAATCTATCGTGGCGGCCAATGCTTCTAGACCCGTTGCCAGCAATGGCAGTGTCGTTAGCGCAAGCCGGATAAATGTATTTGACATGGCCTGTATTGCGTCGTCCATGCGTTCGCTGGCGGCTGAATCAACTGCTGCCATTGCCTCGTCAGTCGCGCCCAGCTTATTGTTCATCTGTTCAAGAATCTCGGTGAACGACTCGCCTGCCGAACCCGCAAAGCCTAGCGCGACCGCCGTTGCCTCAGTCGATCCGAAAAGCTGTTGAAGCAGGACGTTGCTGCCCCCGGTTGCGGTCGTGACTTGCTCCAAAAATCCAGCAAGCCCTTTGGCTTCGAGACCAGCGGCGTTGAACTCAATCCCAAGAGTCTCGGACAGCTTCTTTGCCGCTTCTGAAGGTGCGAGAATTGACGTGAGCGCCGCCCTCAGCCCGTTCGTTGCGACCGATGTGGTCAGGCCGCCCTTGGTCAGTGCCGCCACCGCGGCGGCGGTCTCATCAAACGACACGCCCAGCGATTGAGAGAACGGCAGGACAGCGCCAAGCGCCGCAGCCAGTTCCGGGATAGTCGTCACACCGGCTTTCATCGCCACGAAAAGCGCGTCCGACGCATCCGCTGCGGTTTGGTTTTCAGCCGAAAACACGTTGATTGCCGTTGTCAAAATCCCCGTGGCAGACGTCACGTCCGTCACACCGCCGATGGCCAGCTTGTTCGCTGCATCAAGCAACAGGGTCGCCTCTGCCGCATTGGACGCGCCACCTGAAATCGCCTGATAGAACGCTCTGACCTGGGCTTCATCTGACGTGCCGTATGCGTCTGCAAGGTCTCGTGCCGACGCCGCCACTCGGTCAATTTCGCCTGGCATGCCAGTCAACAGCGTGGCAGTTTCAGCAAGCGCACCGTCGAGAAGTTTGGCCTTCTCGACGGTTGCCATCGCGGCGCCCAGAGACAGGAAGCCTGCGACAAGGCCCGCCACCGGCGCCACCATTGCTGAAAATGAACGCCCGGCCCGATTGGCAGAGCCGCCAGCGCCGTCACCAGACCTAGCAAAATCGTCAAGATCGTCACTGGCAGTCCGCACGTCGCTGCTATCGACTTCTATCCCGATCGATCCCATGTCGTCCATGCGGGCCTACTCCTTAAACGGCTGCGGTGTGTTTTTGCCGTTTGATTCTGACAACTCACCGGCATATGCGCCGCTGATCTTTTGGAGCCATTCGGCTTCGTTGCCTTCAAACGTCAGGCCCACATTCGCAGCCCATGCTTGGATCTCCAAGTGGGACAAAGCCACCGGCCCCATCCCACCCTGCATCACCGGTCCAGCGTCCATCAGCCATTCCGCCAGATAACCACGATATGGCAATTCTGGAAAGTCCGGTTCTTCACCGGCCCGTTCCAGAAAGCTCCATCTCGTCGCCTTGATATCCTTTGGCTGCGTGCATAGCCAAGCGTGCTGTCGCGCCCAAAGGCAAAGCGCCTCTAGGCTTGCGCGAAAAAATTGGCCCGATCTTTCAGGAACTCGGTCACTTCCTCAAGAATTGACGGGTATTTCCGGTAAATGGCGAACGCAGCATTTTCCGAAAACTCAATTGGCTTGCCGTCAAGGCTCAGATTTTCCCAGCCGATGGTCTGATCGACCGCAGACTGGACGATGCCCTCCTGCCCCTCATCGATCAAAGCCCCGATTTGTCCCGCACTCATTTTGGCAAAGTCCATTTTGCCGACGCGCCGCTTCAGAACCTCAGTTGCGCGCTTGCGTGCTTTGGCTTTGGCCGCAGAGGCGTCCATACCGATCAGATTGATCCGCATTGGCTTGGACAGATCGGGCGTGCCATCCTTGCCCGTGACGTAGGCCGGAGCGTTGGTGCGCAGGTTCGTGAGGTGCAGCCATGCGCCCGCTTCGGCTGCCGAGACTGAATCGAAAAAATCCATTGGTTTGCTTCCTGGGGTTGAGGTTGATGGTGGGGGCGCGGGTCAACCACGCCACACGCCCCCGTCCTGCCGGGGCAGGATTACGGCGCGGCGACTTCGATGTCGGCGCGCGTGAACTCGATGTTGCAGGACGCCATGTTGACGCTGCCGACAGACTGACCGCGGGGGAATGACATGACCTTGCCGCTGATGAAACGGATCGTGCCATCGCTGCGCGTCTCACGAAAACTGATTTCGTTTTTGGACGCGAGAGCGGCAAGCAAGATGATCTGACCAGCATCGGCGGAGTCATACCCGAGCGGGACGGTGATTGATCCGTAATTCAACTCGCCGTGGAACTTGTTCACAATGCCGGTTTTCAGCGGGGTGAACGTGACGGGCGAATAGGCTGCGCCGAACTCGGGGATCTCGGACGCTTCGCCAACATCGGCCCACGTCAGGGCGCCGTATCCAGAGGCGTCGTAAGTGGCCGGTGCGGCTGCGGAGACGGACAAGAATCCGCCAATGCCCTCGGTAAGTGCCATGATTATTTTCCTTTCATGGAGTGCGTTGGAAGATCGCGCGGCAGCGGATCGACACGTTCGTGCGGAAGTAAGCGCCGTCCATGCTGCCCGCTTGTGGATCTGCCATGTCTGACACCTGAATTTGACCGCTTCCGGCCGAGAGTATCAGATCAATGGGGAATTGGTCAATGATGCGCTGCGCTTGCTCATCCGCCTCATCTTCGAACGTGCCTTCTTGCACAAAAACCGCGACGAAAAGCCGGATGACAATCTGGCTTGATTTGGACAATCCGAAACGCTCAGGCGGGGTGTGGGTGAAATACGCCAGCCAATAAGGCGGTGCAGGCGTGACGTATTGCAGCGCATCCGTGTCGTAAACGCCCGGAGCGTTCTCACCCCATACGATCGGCGGCGCGGATGGCGTGGCGGCAAGGCGCGTGCGCAAGGCTGTCTTGATGTCGCTGTGGTTCATCTGACGCGCGCCTTTGCTTTTGCGATAGACGCCCGCACGATCGCGGGCCATTGATCAACCGCACCCTCAACAAAATGCGCGCCGGGTCGGCCATTCCTGCCATTGTTGACTGCCGCTGCATATTCTGCGGTCCACGTGAACGTCGCCACGTCACCGCCCGTCATGGTGGCTGCGACCATGATATATGATTCCTCGCCCTCACCAGACGCCCCGCCCGCCACCGATGACTGAAGGCTTCCCCTCAAGGTGTTTGTTATGACAGGCATCCGACCGCCCTGGGCCTTTGTCCGCTGCGCGGTGCGAATTACTGTCTGCGTTGCATCTTTCAGCACGGCATCAATTCGACCCTGTGTCTTTTTCGTCCATTCATCAAGCGTGGCCATTGTATATCTGACCATCAGGTCAACCTCGCAAAGAAATCAATGCGGATATCTTGGTAGCATCTGCAATTTATTGTTTCTTCGGCGGGCGCCCCCATGCTTGAATCGCCCGGATACATCATCAGCGCGCCGCCAACCGTGAACGGCTCGCCCTGTGCCACCACCTGCCCGTCCGCAGCCGCGTGTGTCTCGCGCGTGCGGGCGTCGCCTGTGGAATCCCAAGCCCGAACAACGTCCTGCGCCTGAACATCATTGTTTGGGTTTTCAATCAACTGATCCAGCGCCTCTTGGCGCCCGGCGTTCAGCGCCTTGAGCGTTTCGGTGCGGGCGATCGTCTCGCCGCGCAGTGCCAGCAGCCGATCCGAATATCGGCCGGCCATGCGGTCAATGTCGGCCTGCGCTACAGGCTTTCCGTCTGCAATGGCCCGCCGCACGATCCCGTCAAAGCGTTTGTCGCGCCGCGTGCGGCTAAAATAGTTTCTCATGCCGACCGGATTGCCCAGTTCACCGCGCATGTTCTGGACATAGCCCGCCTGCCCGCTCGTAAGCCCCACCAGCCCGCCTTGCCGCCTGCCGTTGACCATGCGCCCGCCAATGTCGAGCGCGGTCCTGCGCGGCCCGGCGCCAGCCACAAGGCCGGACTGGATCGTTTGGGCGATCATCACGCGGGTGTCGTCCACCACCTCGGTCACAAGCCGCGATCCAAGATCCCGCGCGATCCGTTCGGCCCGCTCGTTCCGGCCGCCGAAGGATTGCACGACACGACTGCCGACCGGTGCGCGGCGGGTCGCATATTGAAACGCGCCCATCTGATAATTGCCGCCAGCCGCCAGCGCCGCCGTGATGGCCGTGTCAGTTTTGAACAGATCGGCCGCATCGAACCGCAGCGCACGGAATGCCGCGTCCACATCCCCGCGCGCGATCGCCGCCTCCAACGCCTTCATGTCCGCTTGGCTTTGGACAGCCTTCATCGCCGCGACAAATTCCGACCGGACGCCCGGCCAGGTTTTGTCCAGCAGCGCGAGGAACGCCTTGCGGGTGTCGCGCTTCGTCATTCCGTTCCCACCGCGTCCATGCACAACGTCAGCGCTTCGTCCGCTGTGAACCCCGCCGCGACGCTGGCATTGTAATGCAGACGGCGCATCTTTGCCAGCAAATCGGCTTTGCGGGCCTCAAGGGGAATTGCGGCATGGGCAGCGGCGAACAGCGCCTCAGTGTTTGCCGAGGACATCATGCGCTTTGCGGCGTCATTCATCGCGCGTCCTCCCGAAGATAGCCGCCGCGAAGATGGGGCCGAGGACAACGAACGGCGTCGCCAACAGCCATGCGGCCCACTGCCCGGCCACCGCGTCACCGGCCACGAACGCAACGGCCCCCGCGCCTGTGGCGTAGGCCGGGAGGTCGCCGAGAATCCAATCACGGCGCACTCGCGTTGTCGGGGTGCGCAGGTATTGGACGGCCTCCCACACGCCGCCCCACCAGCCTATCGTGATGGTCACCGCGAACCAAGGCGGAGCGCCAAGTGCAAGCGCGCCGAGCGCGGTCCAAGCGGCGATCCAGCCGTGGGATGCTTGGTTTTCCGCGACCGAAGGCGGCGTCGGGCGGGTGTCGCCGTCGCTCGTGCGGAGCGCTGAGAAAAGCTCGCGGATGCGGGCGGCGATCACGCGCTAAAGTCCAGCGTGCGACCGTCCTGAGCCGCAACAATCCACATTGCAACTTGCTGCATCTCGACCGCAGTCAAGGAACGGGAGATGTAAACCCCGCGCTGCACTTGCGCGCTGAAGCTTTGAGTCCCGCGATGGTCTAAAGCCCCGAAGCCAATTTGGGTCCGGCCTGTTGGCAGTGTTCCAGGGTTAGTGAGTGCTGTTGCTCCGTTAGAGTATCCTTCAATAAACGCCTCAATCTCACCCTGCGCTGCCCCGTCATTCCATTCACGAGTTCTGCCTGCAAAGACGTAATAACCCGGAAAAGTCACCGCAGATTTCGGGACAACGGTGTCTCCCGTTTTCGCCGTATCGCTTGCATTTGCCCTCCCTTTGTTTTGAGACAGGCCCGCCAAAGCAGTGCCCGAAAACCCAAAAAGTGTGCTGGTGCCTATTTGAGCAGGGAGATACGCACCTACCACACACGTAACCCCTGTAGACCCGTAGGGGTTCATGGCGGTCACGTTGTTGGCAGAAGTGTTTCTTGCGCCAAGTGAGCATCCTACGCCGTCAGTTGGGTCGGGCGCAGTGTCCATCGAGTAAACGCCGCTGGCAATCTTGTATGTGGGGCGGAATGTGTCATCATCTGAAATGATGTAGCTGCCGTTACCCCGCACGTCATTGAGGCGTCGGATGCGATCCCCGTGCGATGCGAGCACGGTTCCAGCGAGGTCTGTGAATACGGTGGCAGTGTTGCTCATGTCAAACACCATTCCGGTGTCCGACCCAGTGAACAGGTTGACTGGGTTAAAGACCGCCGCAGTAGCTGTTGAAACCGCGCTTACAGGTCCAGCACCCACTAAATTGTTTGCAGTGACCCGGTATCCGTAGGTAGTGCCGTTTGTCAGTCCTGTGTTGGTTGTGGTTTTAACAACTCCACCAATTGGACCCAGCGTGGTGATTGTAGCGATTGTAGACCAAGCCCCGCCGCTGGTCTGACGCTCGACGATGTAGGAGGTAATGGCAGATTTACCGTTGGCTGGAGCGTCCCATGCCACAATAATTTGCTCTGATGTTGGGGTCAACATCAAGCCCGTAACCTGTGCAGGAACCGTAGAAGCATTTGCCGCCGCGCTGGTTAAGGCCGAATAGTAAAGCGTGCCCATTAATCCGTATGACGCAGCGGTGAAGTGAGTATTGTCAGCCTCCGAAGACAGAGTGTCATTACTAACGACAGCGGTATGACCAACGCGGCTTGGAGTGCCGTTAATGGCTGCTTGAACGGTTGACGCATAAGTTCTGTCAAGCTCAGACGCTAGTTCTCCCAAAATAAACGGGGTTGAATAAGTAGCTGCCGTAACGTCTTTTCGAAAAGCGTCAATCATCGCGTCAAGAAAGCGCTGGTAATTATCAGCGTTTACCTCAGTTGTGCTGTCATTTTCGCCTTGGTGCCACAGGAATCCGCCAAAGACATAAGACGGGTCTGATGCCATCAACGAGTTAATGCGCGTGACCGCATCTGCGTAGTGAGTGCCAGCGCCGCCGCCGTCTGCGGCGTCCTTCACGCTGGGCCATTGACCCGATCCAAAGCCAGTGCTGCCTTGAGCGCCGGGCATAAAGATGATGGTGTCGTCAGGCCGCGCAGCCTTAAAGGCGTTTGCAAACGTAATGTCGAGGCCAGCCGCGCTATCTGCACCGTTCCAGTGGTCAAGATGAGCGACGGTATCGCCTGTGGTGGCGTCAATCAAGTTTACAATCGTTGGCGCAGTGGTTGTGCCGCCCGCGTCAAAGCGTGCCATTTGCTTGGTGCCGGTAGGGTGTTGGCTCACACGGTCCCAACTTGTCCAGCCGACGCCATTTGACTGGCCGATTAACGCCCATACGACGGTATAGGGGCCATTATTGGCATGCCTCATCCGCCCCAGCCGCGGCAAGCGCAGCCCACGAAACGCCAAATTACGCATCGGCGTGGCTCACTGACGCCACCGACGCGGCTATCGCAAATGCCCAGACGCGGTTCGCGCCAGTCACTCCGGGCCAAAGCTGCGCGATTGTCAGATCGGCGGCCAGCACGGCCCCACCAGCCAGCACAATCGCCCCGACCTGCGTGGTGGGCGCCGTGACGCCGTTGGTCGCTTGCAAGGTCATCTCCGACAAAATGACCGACTGCACACGGATTGCCGTCGTGTTCGCGTTGGTCAACTGCGTCCAAGTGAGGGCCGGGATTGCCACGTTGTCATTTCGCGCCATGGTCTTCTCCTTCAGGGATGATCATTTAGCCACCCGCACCAGCCAAGATATGGCGTATCCGGCAGAATCCATCGGGATAACTTCCTGCACCGGCCAATTCACGCCGTCAATCGTCAGCACGTCGGACGTGCTAGGCGCGATCGTAACGCCATAATTCACCAGCGAATAGACCAATTCACCCGCGCCCAGCGCCAACCCGGTGCGTTGCGTGTACGCTTTGCTGGACGGCTTGGCGACGAAGGTGTGAACCACAGACGTGCCGGGCACGGGCGCCCATTCCGGCCCGGTCGGTGCGCCTGTGCGGCTGATCGTGACAGACACCGCGCCAATCCCGTCGCCCGCGTCACGGCCCACCTCGGCATAGGCCAGCGCGACTTCAGCGGCTATCGCGGCGCCGCTCATACCAGCCTCGGCCCGGTTGAGTAGCCGTAAAGCCCTCCGCCGATGCACAGCCGGAGCATGCTTTCAATCTTGGTGGATCGCGGGATGGCCGCGCCGCCCTTGCTGGCGTCGCCCGTCACGGTCCACTGAATATCGCCGACCTTGGTCAGCACTTTTTGCTCGGCAGGCGTGAATGTTTTGGACCAGATGCCCGGCGCGGCCACCTCAGCAATTGCCGCTTCATAGACGGCTTCCGCGACATTGGCGCTGTCAGCGGTGCAGCCTGATCCGTCCAGATAGGTGAATTGGATGTAATCGGATGCCCGGACAAGCGCTTGCAGCGTCGCGGCGGTGTCAGCAATTACAGTGCCGCGCGCCCCGGCATATGCGATCAGTGCTGCGACAGTGCCGATCATCTCGGGATGCTCCAATAAAGGGGCGGGCCACGACAGCCCGCCCGTTGGTTATGCCGACAGCTTTTCACGCAAAAGGTAGCCCTCAAACGCCCAAATTTTATTGCGGGCGTTCTCACGTGCGATCTTGCGGCCGATTGCCTGATCGAAGTTTGAGGGCGAAGCGGCCGCGCTTTCACCAATCACAATGAAGCCATTGCGCAAAGTCAACGCGCAGACGGTCAAAGTGGTTCCCGGAAAGATGTGGTATTGTTCCGACTGGATCGTTGCGTCGATCATGCTTGGATTGAGCCGAGGGGCGTTCAACCCCTTTGACTGAATTTCAGCTTCAATCTTCTGTTCATTGTTCATCTGTCTGCGCTCCATCATGCCCGTTGACGCTCAGGCGGGGTGTCACCAGCGGGCCACGACAGCCCGCCCGTTGGTTACTTTTTGGCGCTGGGCATGACGGGCGGCGTGACCGACACGAGCCACCCGCTTGCGATCCACTCGGCAACGCCCTGGTTCTTTGCCAGATCGGCGGTGACCGGAACGTCACCGCCGTGCTTAACCTCAGTCCCGTCCGGCATGACCAGCGTGCCCGGATAGGTGCTGATGTGCCGGGCCATTACAGCCCGGTCCCGTAGCGCACCGCCGCGGGCGTGCGGATGCTGACCGGCGCGAACCGGAACGCGCCGTAGATCCGCACCTCAAGGCCGTATGCCTGGGGCGGGAGGAACTGAAGCGGCATGGGCATGTGCAGCTTGACCACGCTCGGATCGTTCCGATAGACCACCATCCGGTTCACCAGGTTGAAATCCGAAAAGATGTTCAACGGCAGGCCGGTTTGAGCGGTGTAGACATTGGCGCTCCGGATGAAATCGAGCACGGTCGTGTCGCTCTCCGGGGCAAGCTGGCGCGTGGCCAGATCCCCGAACTGCGCGATCGGCATGACCACGGTGTCCGCGATCTGCGTCCCGAGGCTGCCCGACAGCACG